GCATTAAAAATGGATTTGGTGAAGATGCAAATGAAGTGACACTGGGCGGGAACCTTGGATATTGTGAAATTTTTGATTTTAAATGTGCGGCCAAAAGAACCTGCGATGCTTGGATTGTTGGCGGTCCGATGACAGATAAAAAAAAACAAACTGAACAAGCCCTATCTAGTCTAAGCCAACAAGAGCTTAAAATGCTCATTGCTGGAATGATGGGTGGCATTGAATTGGGCAAGTATGATGGGATTGATTTTACCCCTCCAGAAGGAGCCAGGGAATCAGCCAAGAGGGCTTTAGATGTAAGGGAAGGGAAACCAGCCAGCCAAAAGGGAATGACGCCTGTGGGCATTGCCAGGGCTAGGGATTTGATCAATGGGGTTAAGTTCTCTCCAGACACCGTCCGCAGAATGAAGGCATTCTTTGATCGCCATGAAGTCGATAAGAAGGGTGAAACCTGGGATGAGCAGGGTAAGGGTTGGCAAGCCTGGAATGGATGGGGTGGAGATGCTGGCTATTCCTGGGCAAAGAAAGTGGTTGGCCAGATGGAATCAAGAGACAAGAACCTTTCAGAACCAAAAGATCAAACTGAATTTGCTGATGACAAAGAGATTCTAAACCCATGCGGGATGAAGGACGATGGAACTTTTGATGATAAGAATACCTGTTCTTCTGGCTATGGAAGGCCAAAGCTTGTTGGTGGATATAGCCCCAAGAGACCAGGGGGCAAAATTATTGCAAAGCCAGCCCCTCCAGCACCCAAGCCACCCGCTCCTCCTCCGCCTCCTCCTCCTTCTGCACCCACAGGCAAAACCCCTCCACCCCCATCTAAAACTCCTTCACAAGAAAAAGAAGGAAGAAATACATCTGTTAAGAAAAAGAAGGCTGTTGAAAAGGTTGAGAATGAACTTCTAAAAATGGGCATTAAATATGTTGATTTGCCAGATCATATTGATGCCGCAAAACTTATACAAAAAGAAGTGGCAGACCTTCAGAAGGCTGGATATGGAACCCCTAAAAGCCTTGGCAGAGGAATGCTTATGGGCAGTTCAGTTGCCTGGGCAACAGGTAGAAGCAATTATCAAGAGGTTGAATTTAATCATGCTAAAGGTGCAAGATATAGACAGATTACAGAGTTTTCTGATTCCATTGAGCTTTCAGTTAAATCTGGTCATTGGGCTTCTCCAAGCGTTGTTGCACATGAGCATGGGCATTCACTCCATGGGCAAATAATTGGCAGAGATGGGTTTCAAAACATTTGGACATGGAGCAAGTTGCCCAAAGAGCAACGAGCCAGAATTAGGCCATTGGCGGCCAAGGTAAGCAGATATGCCACCACAGACCCACTGGAATTTGTGGCTGAAACTTTTGCTGGACACACGGCTGGCAAAAGATATTCTAAGGATATATATGATGCCTACAACGAGCTCCGAGGGCCGAAGCTGAAATTCTAGTTATGCTAATAACTGAACAAGACTTCACTCCAGAATCCTACCAGGAGACTAAGGACTTATGGTGGAGAAGGCTCTTTGGTAGTGAGCCACCCAAAGAAAAGGAACTAGCCAGACCAGGTGCAAAGTCTGCCTCTCAGACTCCAGCCCCACCAAAGGAAAGAATCAAGGGTTCTGAGCAGAACAAGCCAGGTTCAGCGGCCACAAAAAGCACTGGTGGAAAGATTGAGATTGGGGAGGGTGCAGAGGAATCAATCAAGAACAAGCTGAAGGAATGGAAAGACAAGAACCCTGGCAAGAAAGCCCCATCCCTGGGAGCCCTAAAGAAGGTATTCAGAAGGGGTGCTGGAGCCTACTCAACAAGCTTCAGACCAACCATTGGTGGTGGAAAGCCAAACTCTAGGAATGCCTGGGCATTGGCCAGGGTAAATAAGTTTCTGCTCATGGCAGGTGGTGGTAAGGTGAAAGAATCCTACCGCCAGGCTGACGGCGACCTGCTTTGACATAACCTGGGCTTTTATGCCCCTGCCCCTACCTAGTGGTGATGAGTCCGAACAGGACTTTGTTTCTCGATTCATGGGAGATGAAGAAGCTGTGGCAAAATTCCCCGATGAGACCCAGAGGGCGGCCGTGGCTTATAGTACCTACAGGGATGAGGAAGAAATGGAATGCGGGGATGAGGAAATGGAAGCAAATGATTTTGGTGGAGTAAGCATTCTTGAGATTGGTGAGGCCAAGGGGCATGACTTGTTTGTGGACAAACTAAGCCTGGAGAAGGCAATGGACATCATGAAACAGGCTCCCAATGGAGTTAAGGTCAAGATGAACCACGGCTCTGGATTGGATGCAGTCGTCGGCTTTGCAAGGAATGCCAGGATTGAAGGCAATAAGCTGGTTGCAGACCTAAAGCTTTTGAAGAACAGCCAGCACTATGGATTGATTAAAGAGATGGCAGATGAGGCTCCAGACCAGTTTGGAATCTCTCTGGCATTTGTGAATGAGAGTGAATCAATCAATGGCAAGGATTACATCAGACCCCAAAGCATTGCCTCTGCTGACTTGGTCTCTAGCCCAGCGGCAACCAATGGCTTATTTGAAGAGGTTGTAAAATTTATGCAAAAATTCGGCTATGTGGCCGGAGGAAAGCCAATCCCCATTGACCTGCCCAATGCAGTTGTTGAAGGTGATGGTTTGACAAAACAAGGAGAAGCAATGGAAAATAAAGAAGGTTATGACTATAAAAAGGATATGGATGAAATTAAAGTTCGCCTATCCGCCCTTGAGGATTCTATGAAGCCCAAGGATGAAATGAAAAAAGACGAAGTGGTTAAGGACGAGACCAAGAAAGAGGAAGTTGTCCAGGCTCAAGAAGCCCCCACTATTGTTGTTGAAAAAGAAGACGAAGAGGAAAAGGAAGATGAATCTGAGATGTCAGAAGTTGTTAAAAAAGTTCTGACCCAGTTTGGCATCAAGCCCATCCCTGCGTCACCCGCTGTTGAGGTTGCTCTTGAAAAGAAAGAGGAGCCCAAGAACTTTGAAGCACTTGTTTCTGCTCATGCAGAATATAAGACTTCGAAGCTGAAGGCCATGAAGGCCGTCATGCTTTCAAACCCAAAAGAATATGCTGAGGCTCTTAGCCGTGGCATTAAGAACATCTAACAAAAGGATAAATAGAAAATGAGTACTCAAATTGATAATGGGTATCGGACTTTCTCAACATCGTCCGCTATCTCTGCTTATCGCATGGTTCAGCCTTCTACCGTCACTGCTGGTGGCGTTGATGTGGCTGTTACTGGTGCAACTAAAGCCATTGGTTCAACCCTTGAGGATGTAGCGGCTGGCGGTTATGTGACCGTCAAGCTCTTTCATCCTACGTTCTTCGCAACCGTCAGTGGCGTAGCCGCTGTGGGTGATGTTGTGAAATTCGATGCCCTTGGTCAAGTTACGACCCTTGCGGCAAACCTTGCTACTGCTGGAATTGCATTGGAAGCCGCCACCGCGACTTCTGCTGTAATTGAAATTGCAGTGCCAATGTACTAACCCATAACCAAGAAAGAATAATAATACAATGAGTTTTATTTCTGGTGGCACAACCATTCGGGCCGATATCAACCAGGCGTTGATCGAGGCTCCTAATGCCGAAACTGGCTTGATCGGAGCAGAGGTTCTTCCTTTGCTTCCCGTCCCTGCCAAGAGCGGCCAATATCTCAAAGTTCAGCTTGCACAAGCTGACCTGTTGAACAATGATTCTAAACCCCGTGGAGCCTCTTCTGACTACGCCCGTGCTGTTCGTGCGTTTGGGACTGACACCTACGACACGATCGAGTATGGCCTCGAGGAGCTAATCGATGATGGTTTTCGCGCAGATGCTGACAGGTTTTTTGATCTCGAAGCATCGTCTGCCCGCTTCCTCCTCCGCCAAATCAAACTTGGCCATGAGAAGCGTGTAAGCGACATTCTGTTTGCTGGCACAACCCCATTCACAACTGCTGACCAGAGTGCAATCTCTGCCTACACCAATGCGAATCTTTCTAACATTGATGTGGCTGGTGACATTGCAAATGCCCGTACTGAGTTGAACAAACTTGGATACGAAGCAAATACAATCATCATGTCTGCCCCTGTGTTTGAGCGTATCCGCCGCACAACCAAACTCCAGAACCAGTTCTTTGGTGTTGTTTCTGACACCAAGGGCCGTCTCCTGGCTGAAGCTGAAATCGCCGCCGCCCTTGGGGTTGAGCGGGTTTTGGTTGGTCGGGCCGCAATCAACTCTGCTAACAAGAACAAAGCCTACTCTGGTGGGTTCATTGTTCCCAATACGCAGATCATTGTTGCCAATGTGCAGAGTGGTCAGTTCACTGCTGGTGGAATTGGTCGCACCCTGGTGTGGTCGGCTGATGCCCCTGGTGGTTTTGTTTCTGAAAGCTATCGTGATGAAGCCCGTCGCTCCAACGTTCTCCGTGTTCGCATGAACACCAGTGAGAAACTGATTGATGCTAACGCGGCCGTCCGCATCACCACAAGCTTCGCCTAAAGACTGCTGTTGGTGTGTTCCTTGTGGGGGCTGGAGGGATAAAACCTTCCAGCCCCTACTTTTTTGACAACACCATAACCATATTATGGCAGACCCAACAACATCATCTGTTTATTACGATCAACTTTCACACGCCGCCAGACCAGGAACTAGGTATGTAACTACAACTGGAACAGCCATCAGTTTGGCCAGTGGTTTTGGTGGAATCTATATTATTTCAGATTCCAAGTTTTCAAGCATCTCCTCTGCTGTAACTGGCCTTTCTGGCCTTGCTAATGCTACTGCGGCTTCTGCCTCTACCATCAATGCAGGGATTTATCTTCCTGGCACTTGCACAGCATTCTCTATTCATAGCGGAATTGTTCTTGCCATTGGTGACTAAAAGTCTGTAGGGTAAATCCTTATATGATGATTAAGGGCGGAATTCGGATTGGTGGGCTAAGTGTTTCTGCAAGCTTCAGTCCCGCAAGCATCTCCGGCCTTGCTTTATGGCTAGATGCAACAAGCGGCTTATTTGATGCAACAAGTGGTGGAAGTCCAGTAACTACGGATGGTGCATCTGTTGCTAGATGGGAAGATAGAAGCGGGAATGGTAGGAATGCGTCACAAGCAACAAGCGGCAATAGGCCAATTTTAAAAACATCAGTGCAAAATGGAAAAAATGGAATTAGGTTTGATGGCATTGATGATTGTATGGCAACAAATTCATTTGATCATTCTGTTCCACTTACACTATTTCTTGCTTGTAAAAGGCTATCCAATACTGGGTCTCAAAGCGATTTTAATAGAATTGTAGAACACGGAGCAAATACTGGGCTTGCAATTATTACAAGACCAGTAACCAATAGGATTGCTTATCAATATTCAACAAGTGAACCTGCGGATAGCGGTGTTGACCCAGGAACAGATACAAAAATTTACGAAATGTTTGTTGATTCATCTTTACCAAGAAACGTTACTTTTAGGGTTAATAACGCAAATCAAACAACCGCATCAAGACTAGGAACTCCAGTAACGCCCGCAACATTTAATTTGGTTCAATTTATTACTAATGGAAGTTTTAACGCTAATGTCGAAATATACGAGCTATGTTATTATAACAATCTAATAACAGATTCAGACAGAGATAATGTAAGAAATTATCTTAATAGTAAATGGTCTATTTTTTAATTGTAATACCCTAAAACTAGAAATCCTACTGAAATCCTAAATGAAACACGACATTTCAATTTATCTTATAGCTGGTAATGAGGAAGCCTATATTGCCAGGTGCTTGGAATCGTTTAAGCCAATGGCAGAAGAGTTTATTGTTTGCATCTCTAGGGGGAGCCTTGAGGCAGACAAAACAGAAGAGATTGCACTGGCTCACGGTGCTAGAATTGTTCATTATAAAAATAAAAACAATGGCTGGAATCATGTAGATGACTTTGCCTCTGCCAGGAATACAGCCCTAGAGGCTTGCAAGAATGAGTGGGCTTTGTGGGTAGATGCTGATGATGTGATGCAACCAGGGGCAGAAGCCCTGGTGGATAATGCCATTGAAGAGGCAAACAAAAGAGGGGCAGATTTAGTTGCATTCAGATACGATGTTCAGAATGCTGGACTTATACCATTGAGGGAAATGGCCAGCAGAAAAGGCAAATGCAAATGGAAGAACAGGGTTCATGAAGCTTTGATTGCTAATGAGCCAGATAAACTTTTTGGTGTGGACAAGGTAGTTAGGGTTCACAAGCCACATGGATATAAAAAAGCATCAGCAGACAGAAACCTTACAATCTTAAAAGACACACTGGAGCCAGCCCCCAACTCTCTATACTACACCCAGCAAGAGCATTTCCTTTCCATGAACTGGGAGAAGTGCCTGGAGTTTGGTGAAATGGCCTTAATGTTCAAAGACCTTGAGGACACATTAAGATATGATGTTCTTTGCAATATGGGCAGATGTGCAAAGCCAGAGAACAGGCTGAAGTATCTTGGACAGGCAATTACACTCCAACCAGACAGGAGAGAGGCACACTACTGGACAGCATTGGAGTATGCTGGAAGAGGTCAATGGGTTAAGGCATGGGGTTCGGCCAGGGCGGCCATGAGCCTACCCAGACCATCCTCACACTACTGGAACCAGGTTGAGGCAATCTATGGCTGGCAATCAATGGACTTATATGAGACTGCTTCAGCTTGTGTTGGGAAGGCTGATGAGGTTGCCAAGATGAAAAAGTTAAGGCCAGCCCCCAGAATCACCATGGTTCATGCAACCAGGGGAAGGCCACAAGTTGCTTGGCAAAGGAGGTTTCAATGGCTTTCATTGGCTGAGAAACCCCTGGAGGTAGAATGGCTTTTCATGGTAGATCATGATGACTCCACTGATTACACCCCACACCAGGCCATTAGGTGCAATCCTAGTGGCATTATCAATGCCTGGAACCAGGGGGCAAAACTAGCCAATTCAGACATCATTGTGCAGATGTCCGATGATTGGGCTCCACCAAGGCACTGGGATGCCTCTATTTGCTCTTTAATTGGCTCTAAAACCACCGATCAAGTCTTGGCAGTATCAGATGGCTATAGGTCAGACAACCTGCTCTGTATGGCTATTCTAAACAAAAAGAGGCTTGAGACCCAGGGTGGATGGCTATTCCATCCAGACTACCAGGAGTCCGATGGCCTGTATTCAGACAATGAGTTCACAGAAAAAGCCTATGCCGACCAAGTTGTTATTGAGGCAAAGGATTTGAAATTTATTCATGAGAACCCAATCCACACTGGGAAAGAAGCAGACCAGCAACTTGTTCACCACAACAAGCCAGAGTTTTACGAGAAAGGAAAAGCAATATATGAAAAACGCAAAGCAAATAATTGGGTGTAGAAAATCCAAGAAGGGTGAGAATACCAAGGAACTTGGTATAATTAAATTTGGCAAGTCTCGCATCGACCCCACCAAGTATGTGAAGGTTGATATTACCTATGATGAGAAGGCAGGGAGAGAATTGTATGAGGCTGGGATGCTTGCCCTAAAGCACGACCCAGAAGCTGTGATTGAGTACGCAATCAAAAAAGCATTAGCGGAAGCGGCAAAATGCAAGAAGTAACCATTCATGATTCATTTGGCAAAGCCCTTGCCAAGTATAGTGAGGGACTAGATGTTGGCCTGGAGATTGGTGGTGGAACTGGGGATGGCTCCACTCAATGCATTAGGACAAAAAGGCTATTCAGCATTGAGAACCACCCAGACCGCATTGGTAGGCATTCAATGAACCTATCTGCAAGAGGTGGTGTTGCCATCAATGGCACAGCAACCCTATCAAAGTTCTGGATGAATAAAAACGACATTGAGGAATTTTATAGAACTACCAAAACAAATCTTAACCAATACCAGCTAGAAACAATTCTAGGCTGGCACAATGTCTGCCTAGAAACCGCCTTCCCTTATTCAACCCATGCAATCGAGGACATTCATATTGAGCATAAGGTGAATTTTGATTTTGTGCTGATTGATGGCTCCCCATTTTCTGGTGAAGCAGAGCTTAGATGTGTAAGGCCATTCTTGGTAGAGAAAGCAATCATTGCATTGGACGATATAAACGACATAAAGAACTGGACTAACTATCATAAACTGAAAGGCTTTTCAAAACTGCTGTGGGAAGATTGGTCAGTGCGGAATGGAGCCGCCATATTTCAACTATGATTAAAGGAATAATTACATCAGAAGCCCCTCAAATTCATTGGGAACATCTCAATGTTACTGATGGCAGGGTTCTGGATTTAGGCTGTGCATTCTGGACTCAAGCAGAGAGGGAGGAGGGAAATGGAACAGCAAAGCATTTCCTATCTCAAAAGCCAGAATTTTACATGGGTGTGGACATCAACCAGGGAGATATTACAGCCCTTTCACAGCAATACCCACAAGGCAAGTTCCTATGTGAAAAGGCAGACTCAGCCTTTCAAATGGATTCCTGGATAACTGAAAATTCAATCACCCATGTTAAATGTGATATTGAAGGAGATGAAGCCCATCTCTTGCAAATTGGTAATGTTCACAATCTAAAAGAAATTGCCATTGAGCTACACTACTCAGATCGTTGGCTTGAAGAGTTTAAGGATTGGTTCAAGTCTATTGGGTTTGAATGCTACAGGTATGACTCTGTTTCTTTTTGCTCAGAAATCAGTGTTATCTATGGCAGACTAAAATGCTGACAATCTTCACCATTGTTCTCAATGGGATGCCCTACATAAACAGGCATCTTGATGAGTTCAAGAAGTTAAAGATTCCCTGGCAGTGGAGAATTGTAGAGGGAGTTTCAGAACCCCTGGGATGCACCAGGTGGTGCAAGCAAGTTCCAGATAAATGGCACAAGAACTTTGTGAGTGTGGATGGAACCCATGAATATCTAAACAGCATTAAAGAGCCCAATGTTTCAGTCTATTGGCAAGCCAAGTCATTCCCAGGAAAGTTGGCCATGATTAAAGAGGCTTTGAGTGGAGTTGAAAAGGGTGTGGTTATGGAGGTAGATGCTGATGAAATTTGGAGGGCAGACCAGCTTGATGCAATCTATGGGCATTTGAGGGGATGTGAAGAAGGCAGGGCAATGCAGTTCCATTGCAATTACTATGTTGGACAGAATAAAAAGGTTGTTACTAGGGAGGGCTTTGGCTCCAACTGGTATGAATGGTTTAGAGCCTGGAAGTGGGGAAGGGGCATTGAGTTTGTTAGCCATGAGCCACCAAAGCTAAATGTTAATGGGCTGATGATTCCCAGGGGAATGACAGAAGCCTGGGGCTTAACCTTTGATCACTTTGCCTACGCAACAAAGGAGCAAGCACAATTCAAGGAAGATTTCTATGGCTATAGGGGGCTGGTTGAGGGATGGGAAAAGCTACAACAAACCACCAGCCCAGTTCGATTAAGAGATTACTTCCCATTCATAACAGACAGGAGCGTTGTTGATGATTCAGCCTAGAACAATCAAATACAGCCAGAGGCTTGGGGATGTGCTTAGATGCCTTCCAGCTTGTAAGTATTTAGCAGACCAGGGGCATGAGGTGTTCTTTGATTGCTATGCCCAATATCATGGAGTCTTTGAAATGGTTTCCTATGTAAAAGCTGGCCACAGGCAGGGAGTCACTATTGACCTGGAGATTTGGCCTAATAGGTATGATGAGTTCATAAAAAGCAGAAAGACCTGGCATGACTTTGTTTATTCCCACAACTCAATCAAGGATGCAGATAAAACCAACATCATTCTGGACAAGCTAGAGAAAACACCAGCAGAAGGGCTCCCCTCAGATTATGTCTTGGTTGCACCATTTGGCATAAGCCAATCATACAAAAGAGACCCAACCCTAATTATACAAGATGCAGTAAGAGAGTTTGGAATAGATAAGGTTATTGTTTTATGCCCCAAAGAAGTAACCATCCAGGGGCTCAGAACTTACACTGCTCCAACAATACAGGATATGGCAAAGGCAGTTAGAGATGCAGAAGAGTTCCTGGCTGTTAATTCAAGCCCAATTATCCTGGCATCCGCTGTGAGGGATGGGAAAACAAGCAGACTCTATGGGGAAAAATTTGAGCATAAAGTTCAGAATGTCTTTGATTTTGAGGGGCTTGTAATTATAGATTGACAGGGGTGGTGGGGTGTGGGTGGCTTAATCCAAACTTCCTATTTCAGTTCAGACTTGAACTACATGATAATAGACCTGTGGCAATCTGTCACTGGTCTTGGTTCAAATGCTGTTTCTGCCAGTGTAACAGACCTGGCAGTGTCATCTGAATTAGATGTGGGTGGAGATGTTTTTAGAATCACACAGAGTGCAGTTGTCTGTGCATCCATGATTTCTGCCCCTGTAATTGGAAACCTTTGCACGGTATCTGGTATTGAAAGGATGATCGCTGGATTCTCACAATCCACAGACGGCCTTTCCTATACAATAGACCTGGCAGAAATTACAACCTAAAGCCATGGCTTCTATTGAAAGAGAGGTTGAGAATGGGCTTCTCAATGCTGTCTCTGCTGTAACTGGTCTGAATGCCTACACAAGTGAAAGAGGAGATGCAAGACTGCTCCCCAACATGGTGGCACAAGCCCAGATTGGAAGTGAGATTCTTGGGCCGTTCACTGGTGTTTTTAGCATTCCAGCAACCATTACCTATACAGCCAGGGCTGATTCCACTACCAGGGTGGCATTCGATGCTAAGTTCCAAGACATCATGAACCAGCTTTACAGGGCTCCAGACCTGCCAACTTATATGACAAATGTTTCAAGCATCTCTGTCTATGTCGCTAAAGTAACAAGTGAAAGCCCACAGATCATTGCCCAGAATAGAACCTGGTCAAAAACAATCACCCTAGACATAAGTGCAACAGCTAAAAAATGAGCCAATCAATCCAACTTAACCTGGAGAATGCCATTGCAAGCATTCTGTCCAGTGTGTCCAATGTTAATGTTTATACTGCCAATCGTGTTGGAGGCAGACTTTTCCCATATATAACCATCCAGGCATCAATCAACTCCCAGCTTTTGGGGAATTATACTGGTGTCTATGATTTGAATGTTCTGGTGAACTACTCAGACACTGCGGTCAAAATCACCCAGGAGGACTTTGATTCAAAGTATTGTGATATATTCAATGCATTCTATGAACAAACCCCAACCTTGGTGGTTAAGATTCAGAATGTAATATCAAGCACAAAGGTATTCATGGCTAGGATCGTTAGTCAGACCCCATCCATAAGAACAGATAAGGATGCATGGCAAAGAGGTTTAACATTGAATGTGTTTGCAACACCACAATGATTGCTATTTTGCTCATCTCTATTTCTTTTGTTTTTTGCTCATGCTCCCCAGTTGAGATGCAGGGAGACAATCACCCCACCAAATACCCAAACACCCCAACCATGGGAGATGCTGACAGGGCTGGAGCCTTATGAGTTCTGAGGTTGATTGGTCAAAAGTATCCGATGAGGAGAAGATTGGGGCATTATCTTATCTTTTTGATGAGGGATTTATTGAGGCTTACCAAGATGAAA